TTGTATAAGTTTTTCTTTCGAGTTACTTATAATTGGATCGAGTCGACCACGAGGGTGAAATTGTCTCCATATGACACTCAATTGAGGTTTATTGAATTGTTCTAATATTTCTAGTTTTTTGTTATGGGTTACTTGGTTACTTCTTAACGGTATCATGACAGATTCTGGATCTAACGCGTTGGCCTCCTTTTCCAATCTGGTCTGTGCTGCTTTGATTTGTGGTGCCGCCGTACCTCGCGGCAACGACGGCGCGCCCCGTCAAACGACACTGGACCCAGCCACAGAAGAAGGCGCTGCCCCGCCCATGTAAAAGTGTTGAACGGTCGCCGTCGAACCAGTGACGCTCCCATTTGGTTTAGATACCTTTTGTGGCTGCGGCTGCGGCTGTGGTTTGTTTTTCACGTTTGAAAATACACCCAACTGATCCTTGATTTTATTTAATCTTTTCATTATTTCACCTTTATTGAGTGATTTTGTCTTCATTGTAGTTGAACCAGATACAGTTCCACTTTTGTTCACGGCGTTTGGTAGTCTACCCTTCGGTAAAGGCCTCCCAGGGGTGAATCCTTTTGACCCCTCGTTTTGTGTTGTAAACACAGCAGCGGCTGGCATTGTACCTTTATTTGTATTTGGTAACCCAAGACCATTGGGTTTGTTCACGTTCATGTTCACGTTGCCGTTGGGTTTGTTCAGGTTCACGTTCATGTTCATGTTGCCGTTGGGTTTGTTCAGGTTCACGTTCACGTTCATGTTGCCGTTGGCGGGTCTGTTGAGATTGAAGTTGTTCATAGTGAGAGTTTCTGCTTCCTTGGGGATCTTAAGAGCCTTAATGGGTTCCTTAATACCCAAGCTCTCCAACAGGGCCACTATGTTAGCCACGAGTTCTTTCTTTGACTTGTCGAGTTCAACCAGACCCAGTTTCTTGGCTACCGACACAACCTCGCTCTTGGTGCCTCTTTCAAACACGGTGTGATAGTGCTTGGCCTTAAGAGGTGACTTGGAATCAATCAAATAGATGTATCCATCAAAAATATCAATTTCCATTGGTGGTAATGTTTTGGCACTCTGACAACTCCTAAACGCGTTACATATCTGTTTTCTGCTTAAGTTTTTCGCAAAACTCTTGGGCACACCCATATTAGCACGTATCGCGGTTCTGGCGTTGTTTATGTTGATATTAGGAGAACAAGGATCCATATTCCTATTTATTATAGGTATACATAAAAAAAAGTTTTAGTTTGTCTTCGTCTGACATGTTAAAATCAAATATGTTGTGCTCACTGAGATCCAGTGTCACAGTTTTAAACATGTGATCATAGGACACCCTATTCCTAAGAGTTGAACGCACCAGAGCGTCCACAAAGTTTTTAAAATTTTTCACTTCTGAAGAAATTGTGTTTGTAATTATACGCAACACCAAAACTTCGGATGGATCCTTATTCAAAAAGGGAGGGGCTGGGTAGCACTCCATCGTGCCGCCGTCTATGTACACCTTGTTATTGTGTCTCACACTGGAAAACAAAAATGGTACGGACAGACTCATACACACGGCATCTATGACTGACATTTGGGGGTGTGTACTTTTGGAAAAGTATTCGGTTTTGGAGTCGTTAACATTGTAGGCTGCTATATAAAGATCAATTTTAAGGTCTTTAAATGTTGGTTCCCCTTCACAAATTGATATTAACTTTTCTCTAATTTGTGAGTGGTCAATGAGCCCATAGTTGTCCAAAAAGGTTTTTATGTTGTACTTTACAAGTTCTTTGATATTAACATCAAATGATATTTCATATATTTCTTGTGGGGTTTTCCCAATTCCAATAAAAAGAGCCAAGAGGGCCCCGGCGGAAGCCCCGGAGATTGCCCTCACACCTTTGAGATCCCGGTACATTCTCGTGTAGGCTCCTAACAACGCGTAGTATCCCATACCACCTGGACCCAGTACGAGATATTTGTATTTCATTTTATCTAATAAAACCGAGGAAAAGTCTTTCTCAAAAGCGCAAAGACCACGGCGAACACCAGAGTGTGGCTGAGCATAGCCTCCATGCTGGTCTCTCCCGTGGTGAGCACGCCGCTCTTTCCTGGTGGGATGGTGAGCACCACGCCCGGGCTGAGCAGCACAAAGAGCACCGTGGGAACGACCAGATCCGCTGGGGTCAGAACCAAATTCATCATGCGGGCAACTAGACGGTACGCCAACATAAAGACGAGAGCGTGGAAAAGCACGGCGTGTACTGAGGTTTTCAGCGTGAAAAACGCGTTGGCGTTCTTGAAGGGAACTTTGTCTGGAAGCTGGAGCAGAAATCCAGGAGTGAGCAAAAGAAAAAGTGCGGTTGGGGTACATACTTTAGTGTTTGTAATATCCATGGTTTTAATATTACCTGGGAATTTAATTTGGGAGTTTAGATGAATGTTCATAACAGAACTCACAGAAATCATTCCAATCCATCTTGTTCAAAAAGTGATCAACATTTCCTGTGTCCTCCCTGTAGGTCTTGAAGGACATCCACATGTTCATCAAATCGTCTGAGTACCACGTAATCCAATCCTGGAATTCAAGAGGACGATTGCGTGGAGGATCATTCTCATTTTCCTCGTCACTTGAGTAATCATTTTTGCTGCTGTGTACATCATCGAGGTACTGGCTCCAAACCATGGTTACTGTTTACTTAATACTAGTCTTTTTCCTTTATACCAGTTAACGAGATGACGTCCCGTTCCTCTGCTGGTAAATTATCCGAAATACACGAGATCGCAGCCTCCACCCTGACCTCGTCACCCTGGAAGTACACACCCAGACCCGTCTCCACCGCCTTCTTGGAGAAGGTTGGCTTCTTCTGGGTTGTCCGGCGAGTCACCTTGCCCTTCCTGAGGTTTATGTTGTCAATGCCGTGTACCTTCATGTACTCGCCGATGTACTTCTTGAGCTCCTTCTCGCGGTTGTTGAGCACCTTCATATCTTTGCGAGCCTCCACCAATTGTTTCTTTAATTCGACCCATTCAGTCATCTTATCACGAAACTCTTGAGAAATTTCAGACATTTATATCATATAAAAACGGAATATCTTTAAGTACAAATCTTACGCTGCATGAGATCGGGAACAATCGTGGAGTTGTTCCACGTGTAGGGCTGCTTGGGGTTGGGGGGATCGGCGCGGATCTGTTGGTTGGCGTTGCGGAGGTTACCACCTATGGTCTCTGGGAAACCAATCTGATTGCGGGGGTCAAGGAAGTTCTGTCCCTTGAGAATGTCATCGGGGGCAAACTGACCAAAGTCCTCCTGAGACGCCATCTCGCGGGGGAGAAGGCTGGACGCGAGGCCCACGCCGGCGTTCATGGCGCAGCCCACGTTCAGGTCGATGCCTGTGCCGTTTAGACTGGCTGGGGCGTACTGGTCATCTAGATCGCTCATGTCAACACCACCAACGTCAGCTGAACCATTCATCATGTAACTCACCTTGCGAGCGCCGTTTCCACAACCCATGCACGACTTCTTAGGGGCTGATGCCCCCATACCACCAAAGAGGCAGAGAAGTACAACGACAATTAAAGCAAAAGTCAAAAGGGATTTGGAGTTCTTAAACATCTTTATTATATATCTTGGATAATTTTTTTTTACTCGAAGTCATCCTCCTCTGGTTCCTCGGGCTCCTCCTCGTCCTCGAACATGTACTCGACATAGGCCTTTTTCTTGGGCGGTGCCTTGAGCTTCACCTGAGCAATTCGCCACACCGCGCTGAAGGACTTCTTCATGAAAACGAGACCCGTGAACTCTAGTATCACACTGCACGTCGTGTCTTCTGGAACATCCTCTGGGTTCACGGGGGACTTGGTGTGATCGAACACCGGAACATTCTGACGGATCTTAGACACCGTTATCTCCCCGTCCTGAGACACCGGATTCTCAAAGGCAGCCTCGATGGTCTTTGGGTTCAGCGCCTTCTGGAACCACTTTTCGGAATTCTCCGTGGCGGCCTCTATGATATTCGCCTTGTATTCGTCAAAGATCCCAACACACGATGATACGTCCACGATGATATTGTCGCACTCAGCAAACTTGGACCGAAGCACCACGTTGTTCAACTGCCTGACGTGGCGCTTTCCATCTTCGTGGGACACCTTGGAAAAATAACGCCCGTCCTGGAGCTTTTTGACCTCTCCGTAATTAAAGTTCATTATAGATATCAAAGGTTCATATTCTTTAAACCTATTAATGGTATCATGCTCGCCGCCTGAATTATTTTTTCAGACATTTTGTAGTTCCTCTGGGGGTTGTACCCATAAAGAATGTTTGTTGGTTTTAGCGAGTTCACATTGATGTTAGATTTAAATTTATTATTCGGTCTGTAATTGTATTCATTTTTGACATAGTAAGGACTGTTGTTCCTGACCCACCGCTCCTTCGTCACATCGAATCTGAAGGGTCCCGAAGTCTCTTTTATACCCTTGATCGTGAGTCCCCTGGGGCCTTTGAAACCCACCAAGAACTGACCTATGACCTTACTCTTGAGTGGTTGTGTGGTTCTGTTCTGGTAATTGTAAGGGTTCACACCCTCCGCCTTTTTCAATAATTTATTTGGGAGATCCTTTACCACCTGCTTGGTTCTTGTCTTCATGGGTAAAACTTTTACGGATTTCAAGAATATGTCATATATGGTATCACTCGATTTCACATCTTTTAATCCAAGTATCTTAGTGGCGAAGGTGTACATCCTTTTGCGGTCCTTTTCCTTTTTTTCGGGTCTGAGACCCAGCGACTGCATGAGGTAAAGATCCTCCAACAAAAACCTTTTGCTGGCGATGATTATATTGGGATTGTATTTGTGATTGATATTCATGTACCCTCGGACCCTGTCAAAGGCCACGTCGTACCCAAGTTCACCCGGTCTCATCAAAGCAATGTCCAATATTCCACCCAGGTTTCTCAAAGAAATTTTGTTGTCTTGGGTGGAAAAGTATCTTATTTTCAGATCCAATGTGAACAGTTCAACATCGATCAACACATTCTCTGGTGTGACCGCGGACACTTTGTTGGGGGACTGTTTCTTTTTTCTGATCAGTGAGTATCTTCGGGTGACCACTGGGGTACTTTTTGGTAAACTTATTCCATACATACGAGTGATCATATTTCTAGTTTTTTCAATTTTTTCAATAATTTTTTTTTCAATATCAATTGATGTTCTTCCCAATTTTTCCCAAAGTATTAATTTAGTTGCTTGAAGATTTTCAAAAAAATTTTTTTTTCGAAACCTAGGAACAAATTTTGTATCTATGTCGGATGTTATCACACGTGAATCTCTGTCAAAATAATAATTGAAAGCTTCGCCTCCACTGATGACGAGATCACCCATGGGATTCATGTACCTAGTCAGATTACCTATGGTATCTAGGATCACATCACGAATGGTATCTGTCACATATATGTAAATAATTTTTTGAATGTCCTTGGGATCAACCTTTAGGATCTCCAACCTTCTACGAAAACTTTTTATTTTTCCATCTTGGTAATACTTTAGCAGTAAGGCATCACCGTGACAAACAGTTTTTTTGATGAAATTATTTACAGCCTTCTCTGAGTAGTAGTTCACGTCCATTAATTATAAAGTATAAAAAAAGTGTTGATAAATAATAAATGTCGGGTTGTGAACTTTCCATATGCGGCAAAGGATACACAGACAAAGGATGTGTCTGTTACCCTAACCTATCGGTGCTCAACAACATGACGTTTGACACAAATGATGATAAAATTACAGCCGTAAAGTCGAACCAAATATGCGCCTACGAGTCAGACGAAGGTTATCTGTTCCCGTGCGACGCGGGCTGTTGCGAGGGTGGTTGCCCAGGACAGTGCCCCGACGTGGCCCCGAGACCGCCACAAAAGGCGTACACCCCGAAGAGCGTCGAGAAATCTAAAACTAAGAGTTCATCAAATCTTTTTATATTATGGGCAATTATGACTGTGATCTTCTTGTACCTATCCATAGTGGTAAACGTGGCTTAAAGAGACCAAGCCTAAGTATAGTAGAAATGGCTTCAATGAACACTGAGTCTGCTACCATCATGACCGAGATCGCCGCCCTCCGCAACGAGGTTAAGAATCTCACAAAGCTTGTACGTAAGATTCGTTCCACACAGGAGGATCCCAACGGTGAGAAGGCTGCCGCGCGTTCCAAGACTAACGGTTTCAACCGCGAGGTGAAGGTTGACGAGGAACTTCGTACCTTCCTCGGACTCGAGGAGGGACAGCTGATTTCGCGAAGCCAGGTGACCAAGCGCATCAACGTGTACGTCAAGGAGAATGGTCTCAAGCACCCGGACAACGGTCGTGTGATTGTGATGGACGATAAGCTTCGGGCCCTTCTGAAGCCTCCTGAGGATGTACAGGTGACCTTCCTCAATCTTCAGAAGTACATCAGCCCTCATTATGTGAAGGACGAGCCAGTGGCCGAGCCAGTGGCCGAGTCAGCTCCCACCGCGGAGCCAGCGACCGAGGCTGCCCCCAAGGTGGTCAAGAAGGTGGTCAAGCGCCCGGTGGTCAAGAAGGCGACCGCGACGGCTTAGAGAATTAAATATTATTAATATGTATAATGAGTGAAGAACAAATACAATTAATTGAACCCCCTGAACTGGATTCATCTGAAATTGACAAATTAGTGGGAACTAAGGTAAAGGATATCTCCCTCTACCTTAGAGCCTTCACACATAAGTCAGCACTTAAAAAATACACTTTAACAGAGTCATTCGAGACCTTGGAGTTCATGGGTGACTCTGTGTTGGGATTCATAATCACAAAAATGTTATTTGATAGGTACGAGGTTGAGCAGGAGGGTTTTTTGACCAAGGCCCGAACGAAGTTGGTGAGGGGAGCCACACTGGCTCACGTGGCCAGACATCTCAATTTGGATCGTTGGGTTCTGATGGACGACAAAGGATCCAGGAATGGATGGATGAGCAACGATAAGATTTTGGAGGATGTTTTCGAAGCTTTGGTGGGGGCCATTTATCTGGATCTGGGGTTGTTGTATGCCAAGAGGTTTGTGTTGGAC